CGGGCGCCGCAGCCGGTCCCTGCACCTGACCGGTGCCGCGGAAGCTCGGGTTGGTGACTTGCGCGCCGGTCGAGAGGGCGTTGTACTCGTTGAGCGGGAGGCTGCGCAAATACGCGGCCTCGTCCAGCGCAGCACCGCGCTGCGTGTTCTGGAAGTTGCCTCCAGTGAGCCGATCCTGGAACCGCTGGGCTTCGGTCTGGTTGTTGAGCGAAGTCGCACGCATGCCGTTGTCGACGCCCTGCTGGCGTGCGGCGTTTGCGAACGTGCCGCCGGCCAGGATCTCGGCCAACATGCGGGAACGTTCGTCACCCTCGGCAATGATGGACCGGTCACGCGCGTCACCGTAGGCCGAGTCACGGCTGCGGTTGAAGTCGTTCATCTGCTGCGAGAACTGCTCCGAGCCCTCACGGATACCCGAATTCAACAGCCGTTCGCGCAGAGCCTCTTCTTGCTGTTTGAACTGCGGATCAAGGGTGGCGGTCGCCCGGCGATAGATGGCGTCACGCACCGCCGTGCCGTCCAGCTTCGACGTGTCGAGCGACTGCACTGCGGCGTCGGTAGGGCCGCCATAAAGATTGTAGTTGCCGCCCGAACCGATGGAATCGACCCTGGCCGGCATCCCCGAAGTATCGAACGGCGTGTTGAATGCGCCTTGCACCCGACCCAGCATGCCGTTCGCAGTCTCGCCCATCGCGGTCTGGCCGCGCGTCTGGAGATCGTACAGGCGTTGCTGTTCGGGCGACAGCGTAATGGTCGAGGTCCACTGGTCGCTGCCGTTAGGGTCGCGCGTGAAAATCTGGTTGCCGTATGGCGTAACCTGATTAGTGTTCGTCAGTTCAGCGCCAGTGCGAGCCGCGGCAAGATTAGCCTGACCTTGTTCACGTGCCGCGCCCGCGTAGTCTGGCGTGGCCGGCGGAGCCGGAGTCGATTTCTTACCGATGGGTGCCAATACCTCGTGCAATCCGAGTTATAACACTCGGGTCTACGTTAAATTTTCTACCCAGCCCCCGAGCGGTTCCGCCTGCGGCTATGAGTTGTTCCACTTCTTGCCGTTTGTCTTCTAGCAACAGTGATCGGCTCGCCCGCACGTTCCGTTTCCACTGTTCATGGTTTTGTGCATTAGGGCTCGCAGGATGCCGCTTTCTTGCGACAGCCTGTTTTATATTATCCGACCGACTACCCACGCTAAGGTGATCTGGACGCACGCAAGCCGGGTTGTCACATGAATGCATGACGTCTGCGCCAGCGGGGATGGCCCCGCAGTGCATCTCATACGACACTCTATGGGCCAGTGCTTTTCGGCCTTTGCCGCCGAGCCTAATCATGCCGTAGCCTGCATTGTTCTTGTTCGCAAGCCACTCCCAACAGCCGGAACCAACTTTTACCTTGGCCCAAAAACGAGTTGCTAGCGGTGCAGCCACTTACAGTCCTCTCTGAACATTCGATAGACGCGCATGTTCCCGTTGTTAGGCGCGGCTCGCTGAAGGGTCGCCTCGTGGACGAGACCCGCGGATTCGTTGAATTTCTGTGCGACCTTGTTGTCTTCCGGAACCATCGATGAGACTCGCACACATCCCAACTGGTCGAAGCAGTACGAGAACACGGCCCATAGGGCTCGCCGATCGGCCCAACGCGTCTTTGCCTTCGCTGCGGCATCGATCCAGACGTTCGCGCCGTCGTAGTTCGTGAAGGTCACACCAGCGACGAGTTCGCCTTGGTTGTTGACCCACCCGAGCGCCGTGCCGAAGCCCGGGTCGTTTATCCAGAGCTTCCCGATCTCCCGGTACACCCAGGGGCCGACCACGTCAGGACGGTCGGCTACGATCCTCAAAGCACCGCCCCTGTTTCGTACAGGTAGTCGGTCGCAGCCCACTTGACGATCGCCGCGTTGCTGGTGACGCGGATGTGCGGCGCCATCGCGTACCCGAGACCGTGAGCCGTGTACCACAGCGTATTCAACGTGACGTCGCCGCCCCAGAGGGCCGAGTCCCACGTACCGCTGTCCCAGGTGCCGCCCGTGCCGGACGACAGCGCGATCGCGCCGGTCGGCATCCGCACGACGAAGTCGACGTCGACACCAATCAGGAACTCGGTCGGGTTCGCGTCCCAGCCGATGACCGGCCGGATCATCTTGCACTGCTTCAGGCCGTTCCGGTTGCTGAAGTAGTCGAACGCGCCGACCGCTTCGCCCACGATCGCTACGCCAACGTCCGACGTGCCGGTCCATGCCTTACGGACCTCGCCCAGCATGCCGAAGTACAACTCATCGTTGTGGACTTCGAACGTGTTGGCACCCCAGCCCGTGAAGTTGCACCACGCACCCGTGGTCGTGTTCATCACGTACTGCTGCTGGCTGTTGACCGCGAACGGCACGTTGACGAGTAGTGCCCCGGCCTTCGGATACTGGATGATCTCCCAGCCGAAGTTCGCGCCGTACTGCTCGGCTGCGTCACCCATCGCGCCGCTGATGCGGTCCGTGACCGCCACCGCGGAACTGGTGCGGTCCGCGGCGAACGCCTTGGATGCCGGCACCACGCCGTCTTGCGTGAGGATCAAAAGATCGCCGCCGTACTTCTGCATGCAACGCCGGCCGAGCGGAGCGCCGACGTTGAAGATACCGACGAGCGCCCACGACGACGGGCTCGTGCCCTGGTACACCGCGACTTCGCCCTGACTCGTGATGAACACGGCGAGGTCATCGATGCCGTTGCCGCCGTCCACGGTCCAGGTTCCCATTGCCATGAGATACCCGCCGCGCTTGAAGATCGAGCCGAGCGAGAACTTGGTGAGTGCGCCCGCGAACGCGCCGACGCCGCTGTACCAGACATCCAGCGTCGCCTTCTGCACGTAGAACACGCGCTCCTTGAAGACATTGACGTGGATGAGGTCGGAGGTCGTGACGCCTGTGATCGCAGGCGTCGAGACGCCCGTCACGGCCAACCAAGTCGACCCGTCGTAGAGTCGAAGGCTGTCCGCGCCGTTCACGCAGATGAGGAAGTTGCCGCCGGACGTCGTGAAGTTGACGTGCTGCCAGCGGGCGTTACTCAAGCTCGACACGCTGGCCGCGGGCGCAGCGCCTGCCGTCGTGACATCGAACAGCTTCGTGCCTGCGAAGGCCCACAGCTTGTGCGAACCGGTCACGGGCCGGTACGACGCCAGCGTCTCGACTTGTGCCGCGCCGCTGTCTGTAACGCCGGTCACATGCGCGGCCATGCCCTTGCGCAGCTGCACGTCCGACGACGTAGGGAACCAATTGGTCAGTTGTACGGCTTCGTCCGGCCGCATACCGGCGATACTGTCGCGCGCATTCCAACCCCTTACCGGGGCCTTGGAACTGTAGGTGCGCGAGACTTGCCCGCGCGCCGACTTGACGCGAGCCGGCTTCCTCATTGCAACCAGTCGCTCCGGGGCACGACGGCAAACGGATAACCGTTCTCGTTCATGTGGCCGTCCATGCGAACGATGGTGCCAGCCTTGTCGCCGGCCATTGCATCCAGGACCGCGTTCTCGTAGTTCTGGAAATCCTGGGCGTATTCTAGGCCCTTGGCGGACTTCCAGCGCCACATAGTGCCGAGTTCGATCAACCGGGCATTAAGCACGCAAAGATCATCGTCGGCAGTGAAGGCGCTCTTGCGCGCATCACCGGAATTGCTGATAACCCAGTCGTCCGTAATGAATTCGAACCGGATCTGATCGTTTGCGCTCGGTGCCGGGTACAGATAAAGGTTGTTCAGCCGAATCCGGTACTCGGACCACGGTCCAACCGCTGTGCTCGAAGCGGTCGCAAGGTTCCATTGAACCGAGTTCAGCGGCCCGGTAATTCGGGTCCGCGTTGTCAGGTTCCACATTGCGTCGTTGATGACCTTGCGGAACGACAACGCGCCAATGTTGTCTTCGATCAGGTCTTCAATGTTGCCCTGTGCCTCGACAGCAACCGCGGAGAACGTGACGGGATATGTTAGCGCCTGCCAATCGTACCGCGCAGCAAGCTCCTGGCCTTCTTGGTTGACGAAAGCCAGGAGTTGCTGGATCTGAAGATCGGTGGAGCCCGTGGCAGTGTTAGGCGTCGCAATGCCGAGCCGGGGCGCGACAGTGCGAACGATTTGAAGACAGGTCTTTTGTGCCACGGGGTTCCTTTACTTCAGAAAGTCGTCGGTTTCTTCCACCGCCTCCGGCGCAGCCTGGGCTTGCGCCTGTGCGAGCTTGCGGATCTTGTCGCGGAGGTCTTCGATCTGCTTCTGCTGGGCCTCGTTCATCACGCGCAGCTGAGTGATCTCTTCGGCCGTTGCGCCGGTCTTGGCGGCAGCCTCCACCCAAGCACGAGCCTTCTGCTGAAGCGAACGGGCGCCGATACCGACCCGGCGCAATGCCTCTTCGTTTGCCGCAGCCAGATCCTCGACGGTCTTGATGCCGGCGTTGATTAGGGTTTCTGCTTCCGCCTTGGTAACGGCGGCCCACATGCGAACATGCGTGCCGTCCGGAGTCGGCTCGTGGCCTTCCTTCCAGAGCTTGTACTGCGAATGGAAACGATCAACCCACACAGGCGGAAAATTCGGATTGTGCTTGGCCGCCTCCAGCCAAATCTTTGCTTCCTTCTCGACCGTGTCCTTGGACCCGGGCTGCTGAACGATGACGTAGTCAACCGACGTCATCTTGACCGCTCCGGTAGCGATCGACTGCTCGCGATCCTCCACCGAACGCTCTTCGAAGAAAACATGGGGCGGACGGGGCTCGCCTGCCGACATCAAGCTAATTGTCATAGGAAGTTATCCCTGTGTGTTTGAATCAAACCCTTCGCGGATGGTCCTTGGTAGGGCCATCTGAGAAAGGGGTACGGGGCTGGCGTCCCAGCCCCGTACCTTCAGCACTATTACGCAGCCACCGCGTCGTCCATGAACGGACGGGCGATTTCGAACTCAGCCTGACCGGCCGCCGGAGTGCCGATCGCCGAAGCGCCGACAGCACCCTTGACACGGTCGCCCGCGACCACCGCGTCGTCCACGGTTCCCGCCGTAGCGGTAGCGTAAACGTTCGCGTTGTCCACGAAGCCGGAAGCCACCAGACCCACGGCCTTGCCTTGGATCTGATACCAGCCGTACTGGCTCGCCACGTTAGCCGACATCGCAACCGCGACCGGGCCGATGGCGTTAGCCGCCAGAAGCGCAGTCGAGAAGTCGTCGGAGTTGTAGGTCACCCAAGAGCCAACCGCTGTGGAAGCGACGCCCTTGAGATAGATGAACTCGCCGGCGCCATACACCGGGTCGACAGCACGGACGATCGTGCCCAGAGCAACCTGAGCCGAAGTCTCCGTGTTGGCGATCGGCTGGAAACCGATACGAGCTTCGATTGGGTAAAATGCCATTGTCTTTCTCCTAAATTGCTACTTGATGACGCGTTGGACGCGCCGAACGATCTTTGAGATTTGAGTTTGGTGGTAGCCGTATTCACGAGCCAAGTCTTGTTGCGTTACGCCGCCTGCTGAGTACCGCGATCGAATTTCTTCAACGACGGCCAAAGGCTGACGATTATGCGTCCAACGAGCCCGTTCAGTCCGGTCACGCGCATTGTCTCGCGTGTTGCCCAAATACAAATGTTCTGGGTTAACGCACTTCCGATTATCGCATTTATGGAGCACATTAAGCCCGCGCTCAATCTCGCCGATGAAAAGTCGGTAGGCCGCGCGGTGCGCGAACTCCTGCTTTCCTTCTAGGTAAAACTTCCCATACCCGTCGCGGTGCAGAACCGACTGCCACTCGTGGCAATCGCCCTGCTGCGCAACCTTGGTCAGAAATCTTGCCTTCGTATTCGGCGCATCAACCGCAATCACGCCTTCGCAACTCCTTGCAGCGAGCGGTTGCTCACCACAGCGTTACCCTGGAACAGAATCGGGATGACGATGGCGTCCTGGTTCACGCTCTTCAGTTCCGGCATGATCTCCATGTCGGCGTCCTGGTGGACGACGATCTCAAGATAGTCGGTGTTGAGGAAGTAGCTGTGAGCCGCAGGAATACCCGACGCTGTCGTGTCGAACACGACGTCCGCGCCCTTGTACTTCAGCGTGACGAACCCGCCGTCCGCGACTTCGTTCTGCGAATAACGCTTCAGCGAAGTCTGGCTGGTCTCGTAGAACGTGAAGTAGTCCAGCGAAGACACAATGAGGTCGGGCATGTCTGTGCCGCGAGTCAGCTGGTTGTACAGCTGGCCCCAGAACAGTTCCAATGTCGTCGCACTTGGGGTAATCGCGCTGCCCAGGATTGGCGCTGCCGCCGACTGAACAGTGTTCTTCCACCATGTGTACGTCGAGGAATTGATGCCACCGACCGTGCCGGTGCCTGCGTCCGCGATCAGGGCCTGGATGCCGTTGATCTGGTTGGTCGCAGTACCGTCACTGTAAAGGTCTGCCGACAGGCCGTTCGCAAACGTGCGCTGCGCATTCTTCACCTTCGCCTTGACGAAGTTGATGATGCGGTTCTCGCCGCTGTTCGAACGGATCTCCAGACCGGACGCAGCGACGTTGACCGCCACTTGGCGCCACGGGAACTCGGCCGCCGTGAGAACGTCCGACGCCTGGACGTTCAGCGGATCGAATCCACTGTAACGCTGGTAGGTCGTGTTCTCCGCGTAGTCGAGCGGGCAGACAATCGAAAGGCCGCCGTCTTCACGGCGGTACTTGCCCTTCTTCATCAGTCGACGGAAAAGGGCGTTATGCTTAGACTTGTGTTACCGTGAAGGCTCTTTATCCTTCACTTCTGTGGCTTACTTGTTCGCCACAGGTCAGACTATCTCATCATCCGTTGCGCTCGCGATTGCGAGCCTGCTTAGTGGCGCTTATCTTAGCGCCGTGCCCTTTCGGGATGCCTAATTGTGCTTGCCGGCGCTTTTCATTGGCTTCCGGCGTCCACCGATTACCTGCCACGGTCCTCGACGCTTCTACTCCCTTACGAATGGCTTCGGGCGTCGGGCTGTACGATACTACGGCTGCGTTTAAAAGCAGGCCGCGTTCCTCATACGTCTTGAGCCATCGTAATTCGGCTTCGCGCCGCTGTATCAACGTGGCGTCAGGGCTGAGCGTTTCAAGACAGACCATATCGAAGTCGTCTCCGTAGGTCTTCCACTCTTCGCTCAACCGCTTAGAGTGGTGTGTGCCGGCTTTCGCCATGCACTTGTGCTCGCGCGCTCGTTTCGACAACTTGCCAGAAGTTATTCCGACGTACGCTCGGCCAGTCGAGCGGCAAGTATAGGCATAAACTTTGACCATTCGGGAATCCCCTCTTTGGTGCAATCGGATGTTCCGCGCTCGTGGGCAAGTACCTTTCGGTCTCGCCTAGTCGTTACACCTTACAGAACTATTGCTTTTCTGTCTAGGCTCGGTGTTGGCGTTTCAGCGTCCACCGAATTCACGGAATTTTACAACGTCCCTAAGTGTTAAACGTTGTCAGCGACTTCGGAGCGATGATTGCGATACGCAGTCGTCGCAAGCTCCGAGAAGACGTTGAACAGTGTGCTTTGACCCGGTGAGGCCATTTAGTTACACCTATGGGAAATGAAAGGGGTTAAGCGTTGGACGTCAGTTCGCGGTATTTCGCACGAAGTACGTCCTCCATGCTGCCCGCCTTCGGTGTTGCAGGGAGTGTTCCCCGGGGTGCAACATTCGTAGACGCAGCTTTCTTGGCAGCGGCAGCCTTCTCCGCTTTCTGCTTCCTCTCAATCGCCTGCTGTTCTGCAAGCAACTGAGCCCTCGCTTCGGGGTTGGCCCAGATCACCTTGTCGTAGGCGTCCTGAAGACCATCGGCCCGGCCAGTCTCAATCAGAGCAGCCATATCGAGCTTGACCAGTTCGTAGAACTTGTTCTTGGGGTTAGCCGCGAACGCGTTCGTCTCTTTCTGGAGTTCCGCATACTCTCGCTGCGAAGCCTCCTTCTTCTGGTTCTCGATCATCTGCTCAATCGCGGTCAGCTTCTCTTGAAGCGGCGCGATGTTTGGGTCAACCTTCGGTTCCGCCGCAGCCAGCTGTTGAGCCGTCTCCTGGAGGTTCGTCAGATCGATCCCGTACTGCTTCGCAATATTCATCACAATCTGGGTCTTGACTTCGGGCGTTCCAGTGCGCAGCTGGTAGGCCGTGTTCATCAAGTCCCTAACCGCAGCAGGGGCAGAAAGCCCCGCAGCACGCAGCATGGCCTCGTAAGGCCGCACTTCAGCATCCATGATCTTGCCGATGTCGGCCATCTGCTTATAGGCAGACAAGCCCTCGTGGAAGTTCGCTTCCCGGCGGTGGAACTCGGCGCGGACGTCCTCGTCCAGCGACTGCCACTTCGCCTGCACATTCCCCTTGAGCGAAGTCGGCGGCTTCGTCAAGTCAACGGCGCCGGGCTTAACCGGCGGTGCAACAGCCGGATCTTCCGGCGTTTCTACGGATTCCTCGGCCGGCGTTTCGGGCGCTGCGACCGCGTCTGGCTTGATGAACTTGCCGTCCGGGCCACGCGGCTGACCCGCAGTGGCGGGAGTCTCGGGCTCTTCGGTCTTGACCTCCGGGGCGGAGTTCATCTCGCGCAGCTTCGCGCGGATGGTATCCTCCATCGACTGCGGCTCGGCACTTACGGGCGCCTCGCTCGGCACACTTGGTGTGCTCGGGGTCTCTGGGGCGGTCTCAACAACCGCGGTGTCTACGGCGGCTTCGTTTTCAAGTGACATATGGAACCTTGAGTTATCAAGTAGTAGGTGACTATCGCATCACCATCGCGGCCGGCTGCACGGCTGGTTCGCCTTACGGCGCCCTGCTTTTACCCCGCCGCAAGCACCTTTCGCTTGGACGGCGGCAGTTGGTAGTACGCCTTGCTCACGTTCTCGTGGAGCTTGGCATCTTGTTTCTTCTCTTCGTCGGCGCGCTTACGCGCAGCCTCTTTGGACTCGCTTTCGAAGCCTTCGTAGGGACGGCAGTTCGTGCGGGCGAGGTCGTCGCGCCGCTCGCGCTCCGTCGTGATGTAACGTCCGCTGGCAGGCGACACGTATTCACGGCCCCCAGCGGCCGGGAACTTCACGATGCCGCGAGTGGCACTCAGCACGCGCTGTGCCAGCTTCCCGCAGTCGCAGCGCACCGGATCGTTGCGCTCGTCAACGGAACGGTAACTCTCAGTCAGGTGCCCGCTCGGGCATTCGAACTCGTAAGTCGGCATGATTCCTCGGACCGGTTGCGGTCACTTGCTGAATCGACTTGGCTTATCTCGTGCAGTCAGGGCCACCTTGAAGCGGCTCGTATTCACAGGTAGCGGTGCCGCGGCAGTAGTCATTACGGCTTGCGCGGCGATCGGAGAGGACGGCGAGCGAACATCTTGCCGCACGGCCTTCGGGCCGTTGTACTCGGGGATCGGTTCCGCAGCGATCTTCTCCAACGCCGCGATTTCGTCCCTGACGGGATCGATGCCGAGCGCCACACGGCGGTAGTCGGCCCGGATCGACTCTCCGAACTCCCGGTCGAGCGCCTGATCGCGCAACATCCGGTCGAGATTCGGCCCCTTCAGGTTCTGCCAGTAGTTCGCCGTTATGGTCGCGACTGGCGGCAGATTGATAACGAGCGGCGCAGGGTCTGCGCCCAGTCCGTCACGGATGATCTGGGCGATAGACCCGTTGCTACCGAATCCTTGACGGACCAGCCCCGACATTAGCTTGTGCGGGTGATGCTAGTCGGCGCGCTGCCGCTATCGAGCAGGAACGTCATGGCCGTTGTCGAACCGTCGAGCTTCTTCACTGTGAGGGCGGTCCCGGACGTGGCCTTTTCTTGCAAGAACTGCTGGATGGCGAACAGTGCCTGCGCCACGGTCGGCGCACTGCCATCTGTCGCGTAACTCTCGGTCAGCTGGCGCGTGAACAGGGCGTCAATGCCGGTGTTCGACAGGCCGTTGACCGTGCCGGTCAGATTGCCCGTGAAAGTCGCGGTAAGCTCCACACCGCCCGTGCCGTCCAGCATCGCCTCCAGGTTGTCCGCCGCTGTCGAGTCGCCACTGATCTGCGCGACGTTGACATTGGTGATCGCCGCGGCGACGCTCGGAGCGGTCGCGAAGAGGATGTAGCTGATCGTGCCGGACGGCGTGACCGGCCACGTATCGACCGTCAGCGTGTCGGTGCTGCCGGTGTTCGCGGTGACGATGCGCTCCTGCCAGTAGCCCTGGGTCGAACCGAACGCCATCAGCGTCGCGCCGACAAGCGTGTTGTCGCCGAACGCCGCAGCGGCGTCCATCACCAGGGTTGTAGCGGTGGCTGACTGGGCCGTGCCGCGGCGGATGATGCCGAGTTCCGGGATCGCGCCGGTAGCCGAAATGTCGGTGCCGTTGACATAGGTCACGTTGACCTTGATGTCCCCAGCTTCTTGGGGGTACAGGACGATCGGGGTAGTTTTCGCCCCGGAAGTGCTGGTCTTTACAATTATCGCGACCGTATCAGCGTTCATCTCGGTCGCCGTCAGGTCGAGGTAGTACATCCCCGAACTGGTCGCGATCTCCGTAGCCTCGTTGGTACAATCCGCGAAAGTTCCGGCGTCTTTGCTGACTTCCGAGTCTAGGCCGGTGGCGCCCGTCACAAGGTCACCGTCCGCATCTAGGATGGGAAAAGTGACCCGGTAGGCTTGATTTTTTACCGGAATTGCTGTTGCGTCAGTCGAAGCCATTTACCATCCTCGTCCAAATCGTTGACCGCCGAGCCGAGCGCCCGGGATTCCGCTGTACCGTGATCTTGTGGGCTGTCCGGTGGCTGCATCCGGAAACACCGCTCCGACCGCTGCCCAATCGCCAGAGACGTCAACGGTCCCCCAAGAAATCGTAATACTACTGGTACTGGACACCACCTGATAATCGTGCGAATTAGGAGGCGCGCCGCTGGTGCTGTTGTCCAAGTACATATTGGTGAATCCGGACGGTAAATCGATACCGCCGAATTGCGACACCATCGCGCCAACTACGAAATTGTTGGCGCCTGAAAGTGTGCCCGATGCGTTTGTTGCTGGCGCAGCGCTAGTGCCAGTATTGGACATCGTCGCTATCGGAGATGTGTTTGCCAGCCCAGACACTTCGTAAGCGCGCATTGCGCCAAACACGCTAGCGGCAGAAGGTCCAGTAAAGCTAACACCAATCGTCTTAGCACCGGCGCTAAGGTTATGAAGGTAAAACCATGCTACCTTCTTTCGCTCCGAGGGCGCACCACTAAACCATACTTCAACTGCATTGCTGTAGGCGTTGCCGTCATTAACAGCGATTACTGGTTCAGTGGAAGAAAAAACAGCAAGACCAACGGCAACCAGCACTGAGTTGGCGCCGCTTACAGTCAACGACAAATTCTTGCTCGAAGCGTCGCCGAGGAACTCCACGGCGGTGCTCGACTGCACCAAACTGCTCATCTCACGTTCCGCCGATTAACGCAGTCTTGCCTAGCTCGGTCAGCCGTGTAGGGAAAGAATTACGCAATGTTGCAGAGTTGTCTCGCAGATAGGGCCAAACTCCGGTGTCCCATTCCATAGCAGGAACCGGTGTTCCGCCGCGCGTAGTAGCGCCGTCTGGGTGCATAGTCCAAAAAATGTGGTCAAGGTAATAAACGTTGTAACCGTGCGAGTAGATAGTGGCCGGAGTAAAACTAGTGTCTTGGATGACCTGTTGTCCGCAGCTAGCCGAAACTTTTCCTTGAAGGTTAGTAGATCCAAAATCATACGGGCCGTAGGTCGGATCGGTGCGAACACCAACACCGCCAAGGTGCATGAAACCCCAGTGATCGTCGGTCGTGCCGTTGTTCTGCGGCATGATGTCGGGGCCTGTGATACTGACGCCCTGCGTAATGCACTCATCAACAAACGCGTTAGTTGTAGATACGCTAGAGTGGTAATTGGCAGTCATCGCAACAAGCTTGTTAGGAAAAGCTGCTGCAAAAGCTGCCGGGAAGCGCAACCATTGGGTATTCCAATTACTCTGACTGAACCCTTGGCCCGTCTTAAACGCGGCACTCAGTTCAGGGCTGCATACAATTTCGAAATACGGTTCGCTATTTAGGTGCGCACCGAGTGCAGCGATGAATGTCAGATAAGCGTCAGTACATGCCGTGATGTCAAACCGAGCGGAGTATCCGCCCAAGTCATCGGTATTAAGCCCTGCCCAGCCGTTGTCAATAACGTAATCCGGTAACCAAGCCTCGCGGTAGTCTGCTTGCGGCGTTCCCGGAATACTTCCGCCATAACGGCGGGTCGACAAATACAAACAGACCCGCAAACTGCGCGTCTTGCAGTAATTGATGAAGTAATCGAGTTTAGTGAAATCGTAAGTTCCGGCCACGGGATTAAGCATGGCCCAAGTGCAAAGCAGAACGGCGCCCTTTACCTTGTCGCGCTTGTCTGTTGGCGTAACTAGACTGTTAATCTCCGATTCAATCTGCGAATACTTGCTAGGGAACATGTGTGCGTCTGGAAACGCGTAATGCCCTACGTTCCAAGACACCGGCACGTATTCTTCATCAACCACGGTACCGCTTACAGAAGGAGACCAAGCCGAGATGTTTACAGGCGTAGCAAGGTCTCGCGCCCTGACACGCGCCGTGTGCGTGCCTGTGGTGCTTTGCACGTAAGAGGGTCGGGTGCTCTGCGTATAACCAAGCTGCAAAAACACCGCAGTAAGCACTACCGGAGAGACTTGCAGGTCGCACGCAAACGCGCCAATCAACACGGCGCTATTCATACTAACGGTTTCGCTGGCTAGATCCAGCCACGTACCGCCGTCTTCCGAATAGCGGTATGTAAATGTCGAACCGGTCCGTTCGATCTGCAACCAACGATCCTCGTTGTTTCCGGCAAGCGCCAATCCAGACGTCCTTGCCCCGTCCGTCGCTACGCGCTTTTTGTGCTGCACGCCTTTGGATAGTGCGGACAGCCATTGGTACATGGAAACATAAACCGAACCGGGGGCAGTCGACTCCCTAACCATCAATCCGGCCATTGCGTATTCGTACCCTGCGCCCGTAAAGCTGTCTACGCGCACGTTCAACTTGAAGTTGCCGGATACGCTCCAATACAAAAACGCACATTGATCCGCAGTGCCGTCAATGCCGGTTCCAGCACACGTCATCGTGTATGCGTCGCCAACCTGCGAAATAGAAGGAGGCGGAGTTACGCCCCCGATGGTGGCGAAAGTAGGCGCACTCAGCGCGTTAGCGTTGGCAGTGCTTACTGTAGTGGATACGCCATCGATCTCTAAATCGTATTCCTTGACACCGGAAGCCGAAACCGATCCATCATGCCGATCAAACGAAGCATCCCACGACCAAGTAAGCGACGTGCTATCCGCAACAACTGTCAAACCGGTAGGTGCGTTTGGCGCCAGCGTATCGGACGCCGCCGGCGCCCCTGGCAGCGGCGTAGCGTTGGACTTGGCACTGGTGATGATGAATGGCACGTCAGCGGCTCCGATTTCAGACAGACCCTGCTCGATCGCCTTCCGATCGGCAGTAAGTATCGACGTTAGCTTTCTGCTGGCGTACCGGTCCTTGATGGACTTGGCTGCGGCCAGAATCCTCGACACTCCGCTCGCGACGTTCTCGTTCGCCATTTTGCCTCATTAGTCAATTAATTCCAGAATATCCAGGATCTCTGCGATTTCGGCTTCTTCGGCTCGGAGAGCGTCCATTTCGGCGTGCAGCATCCGCAGCGCCAGTTCGATCTCGACCGTCGCGCGTTCGAACGCAACGTCACGAACCTTCGGCACTGCCGCAGTCGTCTTCGCGATCGGCTCGACAATCTCGCCGGCAATCTCAGCGGTTGCTGGCTCTTCGGTGAGATCCCGATAGATGCGCCGGATCGAAGCCTCAAGATCCTGGTCCTTCTTGCGCTTACGCCGCGCCTCTGTCTCGTCCCAGCCGCGATGCCGTCCGCCGCCACCACCTCCGATGCCTCCGCCGGTGGAAGGCGAAATGACCGGAGGTTCGTCCACGACCGCGGTGATCGAGCCGGCCGAGACCGTGACCGCCTGACCGACCAGGGCGATTGTGACGTCGCCGGCGATGCTCGGCGTGATAGTGCCGGCTTGCGCCTCGACGCTCGTCCCTGTCAGGGCGAGTGTGCTGGACGGCGCCAGCGTGCCGGCCGAAGCAGTCACTGCGCCGCCTGAGAGGGCTACGCTACGTGCCGGATCGATCGTGCCGGCGGACGCCGTGACTGCACTGCCTGCCAGCGCAACCGTGCTCGACACGCCCAGGGTGCCTGCGGCTGCCGTAACGGCCTGCCCCAGAAGCGCCAGAGACGTCGTTACAGCGAGACTGCCGGCCGAAGCCGTAACCGCCTGCCCTGTCAGCGCCTGCGTGTTGGCGGGCGTCAGCGTGCCGGCCGAGACCGTTACCGCCTGACCCGTCAGTGCGATCGTGACGTCCGGGCTGCCGGTGTTGGCTGTGATCGTGCCGGCGGACGCCGTAACGGCTTCCCCGGTGAGACCCAGCGTGATCCCCGGGACCAGCGTGCCGGCCGAAGCCGTGACCGCCTGTCCGGCAAGCGTGATCGAAAACGCCGGCGTCAGCGTGCCGGCGCTGGCAGTAACCGCCGAGCCTGCGAGCGCGAACGCCTGGGAGGCTACGAGTGTGCCGGCTGCCGCGGTGACGGCTTGGCCGGTGAGCGCGATCGTGATCGAGACGCCGAGGGCGCCAGCAGAAGCCGTGACCGCCGTGCCCGTCAGGGCAAAGGTCGGAACGGGCGTCAGCGTTCCTGCGCTGGCGGTGACCGCCGTGCCGGACAACGCCTCGGTGTTCGTGACGCCGAGCGTGCCTGCCGAAGCGGTGACTGCACTACCCGTCAGCGCGACGGTGACGTCTGCGCTACCGCTGCCAACCGTCCATTTAGGCGTGTTGGTGTAGGTGTCGAGCGCAACGCCATCGGCGATGACGCGGAACTCGTACTGCGCGAGATCCGCAGTCGTTGTGGCCTGAATGCACCACTCTAGCTCAGTCTCGCCATCAGCCCCGATGTCTACCGAAATCGGGTTGGTGTCGTCGCTGATCTTGCCGGCAGTGAAGGTCGCCGACCCGGAAAGCTGATTCGTGGTCGCGGTCGCCGCGCTCGCGGCGATGTTCGCCGACGCAACGAGAACGAATTCCGCCGTCCCGATCTTTACATCGCTGATCGGCCTTGAGCTTAGTGGGTCGTGTCCTAACACGGCACGACTACCAGCACGTAATAATTACGATTCCCGAGCCGCCGTCTCCGCCCTTGCCACCCGTTGTGCCTGCACCGCCGCCACCGCCGCCCGCGCCAATGCCGCCGTTTCCGCCCGCGCCGCCCGCGGTCGCGTTGGCCGATGAGCCGCCGCCGCCACCAAAGCTGTAGAACGGCTGCCAGATGGTGTAGCCGTTCGGGCCGTTCACCGTGCCGGCCGCCGGCGTGGCGGGTCGACGTTCTGAAAAGAAGCTATCGGCCTGCGCGGTGAACGCACCGCCCGCGAAGTCCGCAGAAGTCGTGCCGGCACCGCCCGTCGCCCCCCAGAACGGCGTTGCCGTAGGGATCGTCTGAGCCGTGCCGACAGCGCCCGCGACCGCGCCGCCGGCTACGCCAGCAGTGCCGGCGATCAGGTAGAAGTGGTGCATGTGCGCAAGCGGCATCGCGGCAATTGTGGCGATCGTGCCCGCAGCGCCCAACGCGCCCACCGCCGCACCTGTGCCGGTGCCGCCACCAACCGCAGCCGCAGCGCCCGAGACCGCCAGAACGTTCGTGGCCTGCACCGTGCCAGGGGTCGCCGTCGAGACAGCGATCGTCACGTAGGACAGAACGCCGGAACCGGCCGTACCGCCGCCCGAACTCACACCGATGCCGCCCGCCCCCACCTGGATAAACAGCCGATCCGGGATCAGAGCCAGCGACCCCGTGACGCGGGTCAGCCCCGAGCTACCGCCCGAGCCGCCACCGCCGCCCGCAGCCGCAGCCGCGCGCGTAAACCCGCCGCCACCGCCACCGCCGCCACCAATGCAGAGGATGTTGAACATCGTCTTGCCGCGCGGCTTCAGCCACGTATGCCACTGGATCTGGTTCGACGTGCTGACGGCAGTAAAAACCTGCACGTCGGCCGCGCCCGTTCCAGTGGGAATGTGGGACAGGTCAAGCATCGCTCAATACTTCCCACCAATCGCGGTGCAGACCCAACCGGCCGCAACCGTCGTGCCGAGACCGACGTAGATGCGGAAGCCGGGGTTGATCGCAAAGTTCATCGGGTAGTCAATCTCGGTCGTTGCGCCCGTGTTGCTCGCTGTGGTGCCGGGCAGCGACTGCTGGCCGTAGAACGTGTTGTTCGTGGCTGTGGCTGCCGTGCTGCCATTGTTGATGTAGATGCGCGCGACGCTCGCCGTGTTCGTGCCCTTCGCTTGGAAGCGAAGGCGCTGAATAAACCCGCCGTTGGTGGCATCCGCTGTAAACACGAGGACATGGTTGGCACTGATGCCCGTGTAGTCGCCCGTGGCGGTCGTGATGTCCGTCGCCATGCCGGTCGTCCCGTTGGACGACACGTCACCTTGGCGGCTATAAATCGGATCTGAATTACCTGGCATGGTTTTCTCTTATGGAATGTTCAGGCCGGTAGCGAGCGCCACAACCTGACCCTTGGTGAACATTTCTTCGATGCGCTCCGCCGGAATCGTGCAAAACACGTCCTTCGTGCCGGCGCTGAAACTGACGGCCGCATCGCTGTTGCTGGACTCAAACACAACCAGACGCACCAGCGTCGTCGCGCCCGAGAGGTAACCCCGCCCGACTTCCCATTCGGCGCCGCTCTGGCCTTTGATGCAGTAGTAGATCGGATCTGCGGCTTGCTGCGTACCGCTCGTGAAGCGTGAAGAAAACGACTTGAACTGCGTCACCGCCCCGGCAAGCGTGATGTCGCCGGTGCCGGTGGTGGTTGTCGTCTCCTGTACGCGGTCGTGTACTCGGGATGGCATCAGGTCACGTCCTTCCAGTCTGTTGCGCCGACTTTGCGGTATTGCAGTTTGAACGCCTTGGAGGCGGGATTGCCCGCAGTCAGCACTTCGACACGTAACCGTGTCGGCGTCGTCGCGGCGATGGTGACGTTCGTATCTTCAGCCGCCGCCCACGTTGCCGTCGTCTCGCTGCCGTCGTCGTTGCGCCAGCGGAAGTGAGTCTGCTCAAGCGTCGGGGCCGCAGTCGTGAACGTGCCCGTAACGACGTTTGAATCGCCGTTAGAGTTGTTCTGAACCGCCGCGTAACTGTAAAGAGTGCTCTGCGTCAGCCCGGTGATCGCGGTGCTGGGGCTGGTCGTGCTGACGGCGGAATTGTTGCTCGCCAGCGCCGCGCTTCCGCTCGCCTTCTGCCCCGCCTTGATCTGCGTCGCGGTGACGCCCGAGAGATTCGCGGCGGAATCCACCACCGCATAGAACGTGCCGCTCGTCTGGTCGGTCGTCGCGCCGATGGTCGCCGTGGTCTGCGTGCCGAGCGTGCCGGACGGCGT